GATGCAGTTAGCCATGCGCTCGCTTTCACGTGCACCGCACATAAACGCCTCGATTGTTCCTACAGTGTAGCCCGTGGCTTTTGATAGGTCAGCATATTTCCATCCTCGTATAGAAAGCTGTTTTTTGACTTCAGCGATAAAGAGCTTGTATATGTTGCTCACCTCCAATGTTACTATTTGTAACTTGTGATAAATTTTGTTCAGAAACCTTGACAATAGTAATTAAAAATAGTACTATATAGATGGTAGATAAATATAGCACGTGCCACTCGTTTTAGATTCAAGTCTATAAATGAGGTAGTATTTTATTGCCTTTTTGTTTGGGTTCCTTTACAATAAACATAATAGCACATAAAATACATACTTGTCAATATATTTGCACGTGATTTGAAAACTTTGTTGACTATTTACATATTAGAGGTGTGTGAATTGAGTATAATTGACAAGATTTGTACGTTAATTAAAGACCAGGGCAAAAAACAGATTGATCTAACAAACTATTTAGGTGTTTCAAAAAATGTATTTACAGATTGGAAGGCTGGTCGTAACAATTCTTATAAAAAGCATCTTCCTCAAATCGCAGAATTCCTCGGTGTATCTGTTGATTACCTTGTTGGTAATGAAGAACAGAACGACAACGAGAAGCTTTCTTTCGCCTTGTTTGGCACCGCCGATGTAGATGAAGAGGTGCTTAATGATGTCCGCAAATACGCCCAGATAGCCCGCAGAATGAGGGAAGAAGACAAGAAGAAAGAAGATTGATAAATGACAAGTTATGTTGAGCTCTGTGAGCTTGCAGAAGCCGATGATATTCTTATGATTGACGCTCCTCTTCAAAAATGCCCTTCAATGGCTATCAATGACTGCGGAGACTGCACAGTAATAATAGATCACGACCAGATTGCGGGTGTCGCAGATTTACTGACTGTTCTTGCTCATGAACTTGGTCACTGCGAGACCATGTCGTTTTATACCGAACACAGCCTTGAGCTTCGGGAACGTATGGAATATCGAGCCGATAAATGGGCAATAAAAAAACTCGCCCCTAAGGACGAGATGATTACAGCAATAAAAGACGGGAATACAGAGATATGGCAGCTTGCTGAGTATTTCGGCATTACCGAGGATATGGTAAGATTTGCGTATTGGGTGTATTTTGATAAAATAATATGAGCCGTTTGTATTCGTCAACGAAGAACTTAACGATATCCGGATACTCGGCAGGGCTGTTATTCTTCTGAGCGAGATAAGATGATTTGACAATAATAGTTGTTTTTCAAAATAAAGATATTGTTTTTGTCAATTACAGTTGACTTTTTTACGTAAATAGGTATAATTATATATACAGTGTTACCCTTTTACGTAACACTAATTTATATTTATGTTAAAAAGAGGTGGATACAATGAACACTACAACAATTATCGTTCTTGTGCTTCTGGCGATCATTCAAATCATTCTCATTCTGTCTGTAGTACATATTTCCGCTAAGACCGATGAGATGAGCAGCACTCTCAAGGAAATAAACGAAAAGCTCGGAAAGATCATGTACAACACAGGCAAAAAGGACTAACAATGTCCCATCTTAGCCCCGTTCAGCATTATTTGCCGAACGGGGAAAACTATATTAGCAAAATAATACATAGGACGTGATGCGAATGCCAGCAATATGTGAAGAACTTACCTACTCGGGAGAGTTTGTCCGTACCCATCTGAATGATTATGTTGTGCTTGACCTTGAAACAACAGGTCTCGGCGCTTCCAGCGGAATAATTGAGATAGGAGCCGCAAGGATACGTGGCGGAAAAATTGTTGACGAATATTCTCAGCTTGTAAACCCTCAGATGCCGCTTCCGAACGGAATAAGTGCGCTGACAGGTATCACAAACAAAATGCTTGCGGATAAGCCGCCTATTGATGACATAATATCCGGTTTTATGAATTTCATAGGCAATGATGTCCTTATAGGTCATAATCTTGCTTCTTTCGATTTAAGAGTTCTTGCGGACACCTGCTTCACTCATTATGGACTTATGCTTGAAAATAATTATTCGGATACACTTATCCTTGCAAAATGCAATGATACTTTAAACAGCGTTCTTCCAAATTTCAGGCTTGACACCCTTTGTCAGTATTACAATATCGAGAACGCCAAAGCTCACCGTGCATTGTCCGATGCAGAAGCTACGCACTGCATTTACCAGAAACTTTTTGTTGATAATGAATCCCATGACGACTTTGTATATGTACCCGCTCCCAAAAGCAATATCTTTTTCGGAGAAGTAAAATATTCTGACAAAACAAAACGCCTGCAGGAGCTTAACGATCTGCTGGCAGACATTGTGGAAGATAATGTGGTCAGTGAAAGCGAAGCACGACAGCTGTGGGAATGGCTTGAAAACAACAAGGACCTTAAAGGTAATTTCCCTTATGACACGCTTTACGCCGAAACGGAAAAATGCGTGAAAGAGCATTTTGAAAATAACGAACCTATAAGCATAGCTCAGGCAAAATATCTGCTTGGCGTTCTGCTGTACGCTATTGACCCTGTGAAGAATGCCTCAAATGCTCCCGGAAGAGAACGTCAAAACAACGAACTCGACTTTAACGGTAAGCTCATCTGCCTTACAGGCGACTTTGATATAGGTACAAAGCGTGATTTTATGGATATCTTAACTCCTCTTGGCGCACAGTTTCATGATAGGGTGGTTGCAAAGGTAGATTATCTTGTAGTCGGCGGCAGCGGAAGCGGAGCATGGGCAGGCGGCAATTACGGCACGAAAATCAAAAAGGCTCTTGAGAATCAACAAAAGGGTTTAAAAGTACGAATCATCAGTGAACATGAAGTCTTTGAATATCTGAAAAGCATTGGTGCTGTTAAATGATCGGAGGTTACTATGGATCAGCTCACTTTTGATATGAATGACGGCGAAACATTGTCAGAAAATATAATTGACACACTTAACAACATTATTGAAGAAGTATGCAAAAAAAGAGATATCGACAAAAAATATATAAAAGTTTATGATTTGAACGAACATAAAAAGCCCAAAAATCAAGGATTGGATAGCCTCAGTGATGAAACTATAAAAAATGAATTAGGGAATAACTCTTCACGGAATAAAAGCTTCAGCGTTTGGATATTGGAGCCCTTGATGCTTGAAGCTGAATTCAAAGAAGTTAAAAGCGACAGATGTTTCAAACTTACTCGCATAAGCAATTCAAAATCAAGCCGAATAGAAGTTGAGTACCTTTATCAGCGCAAGGACTGCATAAAAAAGCCGGAAGATGCAGTTGAAAGAATATACACTTCATCGATAAAGGATAAAGAAACAGGTGAAAAGTTTACCAGAAAGCTATTTTGCCATAAATTTGATGTAAACAGTACTACTCTTGTTCCATATCTTACAGAGATAATAGACTTTACAGTAACAAATTATCAGCCTTCCGACAAATTTGGCTGCTGCAGCAAATACGTTGCCTGCTCCGATGCGCTGAAATGCCTGCATTCAAACAACTTTTACGCCCGCTGCTGCTGGTATCGCAAGAACCTTGAGGCTGGCAGGATCTTTTACGGGAAGAACAAGAATAATGGATAAAAAATCCCCCGAACCATACGGAACGGGGGAAAAGGAGAATGCAAATGCCAATCAATGAAAGCATATTTGAAAGTATAAAACATATTTCGGAAGACGGTTTAGAATACTGGTTTGCCCGTGAGCTTCAACTCGCTTTGGAATATTCCGAGTGGAGAAACTTTAATAAAGTAATCGAAAAGGCAAAGACTGCCTGCAAAAACGCCGCAAATGACGTAGAACTGCATTTTGTTGAGGTCAACAAAACATCGCCCATGCCCAATGGCGGAGAAAAAATAATGCTGGATTATCAGCTTACCCGATATGCTTGTTATCTTATTGTTCAGAACGGCGATCCCAACAAAGAAGTAATTGCCCTCGGTCAGACATACTTTGCTATAAAAACAAGACAGCAGGAGCTTTCGGAAAACTTCGAACAGCTTACCGAAAACCAAAAGCGCCTCGCTATCCGAGGCGAGATGATAGAGCATAACAAATCTCTTGCGGAAGCGGCGCAGAATGCGGGTGTGGAAACGCCAAAGGATTACGCTATATTCCAGAACAAGGGCTATCAGGGCTTATACGGTGGGCTTGGAATGAAAGAGATACACGCACGTAAAGGCTTAAAGAAAAGCCAGAAGATACTGGACCATATGGGCAGTACAGAGCTTGCCGCAAATCTTTTCCGTGCAACGCAGACAGATGAAAAACTCAGACGTGAGAACATACAAGGCAAGTCAAATGCAAATAAAGTACATTATGAAGTCGGCGCTAAAGTCAGAGAGACCATTAAGGAGCTTGGCGGTACTATGCCGGAAGATTTGCCCACACCTGAAAAAGACATAAAGCAGGTTAAAAAAGAGCTTGCAAAGCTTCCAAAGAAATAAAAAATCCCCCGAACCATACGGAACGGGGAAAACGTAATTGCAGTCAACTGCAAAAGGAGGGTTAAACATGGCAAGATACTCCAAGCAGTCAAACGGATTATACCGTGCAAAAATCAGCCTTGGAGGCGGAAAATACAAGTATCTTTCGGCACATACGCCCAAAGAGCTTGATATCAAGATACGTGATGCAAAGATCAAGCTCGGCAAAGGAATAGACATTGGAGCCGAAAAGGACACTTTCCTATCATGGGCAGAGCGTTGGCTGTCACTTAAAAAGCTAAGTGTATCAGACGGCAGATATAAGTCGTACACCTACAGGGTAAATAAAATGTCCGAGCTTCACAATATCCCAATTTCAAAAATAACCGTAGCCGACATTCAGGAGATAATCAATGCCGCTGCGGAAAACGGAGCCGCAGAAAAGACCCTCAAAGAATATAAGTCCGTTTTCTCCCAGATCTGCGATTATGCAATAGTCAGCCGTGTAATGGATTTTAACCCCGCCAAGGGCATTATCATTCCCCAGTCCGAGCCAGCGGAAGAGCGCAGAGCTCTGACACGGACAGAACAGTCATGGATAACCGCTCCCACTGAACACCGTGCTCACGTTGGTGCAATGATAATGATGCTTGCAGGTCTCAGGCGTGGCGAGCTTCTGGCTCTGACGTGGAACGATATTGACATACCTAACCGCCGAATAACCGTAAACAAGGCAATGGTTATGGTGGACGGCAAACCAGAGATCAAGCATCGCACCAAAACCAAAGCAGGAATGCGCACGGTCAATATTCCCAGGCTGCTTGCTGATTTCCTCGAAGCTGAAAGGTCAAAATCAAAGTCTTTGCTTGTTGTTCCCGGGCTTGATGGCAATGTAATGTCAGGCGACTGCTGGCAGTCCCTCTGGGAAAGCTATTTGTGTGAGCTGAATTTCCGATTTGGAGATTTCAGCGGAATTATGGTTACGGACAAAGATGGTCACAGAGCACAATACCGCAAGCCTGCAAGCCGATTTGCACGTGAAAAGATACCTATGGTAATTCCCAAATTCACGGCCCATTGGCTTAGGCATACATTTATCACAAACCTGTATATGGCAGGCGTTGATGTTGTAACCGCCTCCAAGCAGGCAGGACACGCCGACATACAAACGACGATGGATATATACACACATCTTGATGACGAGTTTAAGGTAAATCAGATGTCCAAGCTGGACGATTTTCTATCAAAAATGGGCTAAAGTTGCAAAATGGTTGCAGTCGATTTTCAATATTTGGTTTATTTGCGTCGATATCAGGCCGTTATTTACTTCGTTCGGGACGAAGAGGCCGTGGGTTCGAGTCCCGTCACCTCGACCAATAAAAGAGGCTGTT